CAGTATTTCACCAGAATGCACGAAGTCTGAATTTTATGACTGTCTACAATTCGGGAACATATTGAGACGGCGTCCACAAATTTCAGGTTGATTTTTCCGGTGTCTACTGAATCAGGAAAAATAAAGATCACGTCCACTTTCAGGGGTACAGTTTAGCTGCTAGGACTTATACTGAACTTGTTTAGAAGAGAAGAGAAAAAGAAAGAAGGATGAAAAAAGACATGCAAAAATCAACTTTTGTAAAAAATATTCTGGATGGTTCACTCAGTAAAAACATTCTACTATTCGCCTTACCGCTGGCCTTTACCGGAATACTTCAGCAATTATTCAATGCCGCGGATATTGCTGTTGTCGGACAGTTTACAGGGGAATTGGGCGCTCAGTGTATGGCAGCAGTTGGCGCCTGTGCTCCGCTGATTAACCTGCTGGTAAATCTGTTTATCGGTATTTCACTTGGCTCGAATGTCGTTATTGCAAATATGACTGGCCACCGAAATGAAAAAGGATCTTCTCGAGCAGCGAAGACTTCTGTCATCATTGCCCTGATTGGCGGATTTTTCATTGCTATCGTTGGACAGCTGATTACACCTGCATTAATGAGATGGATGAGCGTTCCGGATGAGGTTTTTGGGATGGCCATGGAATACATGAGAATCTACCTGATTGGAATGCCTGTCATTTTGCTTTATAACTTCTGTGCTGCGATCTTCAGAGGCATAGGAAATACCAGACTTCCACTCTTAACTCTGAGTTTTGCCGGGATCGTCAATGTAGCCTTAAACCTGTTTCTGGTTGCGGTTTTACATCTCAACGTAGCTGGAGTAGCCATTGCAACGATTACCTCTAATGCAATCAGTTCTGTTCTTCTGATCTATTTGCTCTTTAAGAAAACCAAACTGATGAGTATGGATTATGGGAAGTTTCGTATTGATCCTGAACTGGCTAAACGGATCCTGAAAATAGGTGTGCCTTCCGGAATTCAGACTTCTGTATTTTCGATCGCCAACATGGTCATTCAGTCTGGTTTTAATTCATTGGGAACGATTGTTATGGCGGCAAGCAGTGCGTCGATCAATCTGGAGTTAACAACATTCAACTTCGTATCTGCTTTTGGTCAGACATGTACAACTTTTATCGGACAGGCGTATGGAGCTCATCAGATTAAAAAATGTAAGAAGATTCTGAAAATTTGCTGTATGGAAGGATTTGGAGCGGTTTTGATTGCAGCTTCATTAATCGTCTGCTTTGGAAAGGACATGATCGCTTTGTTTAATTCAAATCCGGAAGTGATCGAATATGGCTATTACCGGCTTTGCATTCTGGTATTCTCTCACTTGTTTTCAGTTCAATATGAGGTTATTTCTGGATATCTTCGTGGATTTGGAATTTCATTGCTTCCCGCTGTACTGACAACTTTTGGGGTTTGTATCCTTAGGATTTTCTGGATTCTGTTCATTTTCCCGTTAAAACCTACCTTTGAAACGATTGTAATGGTTTTTCCGATTTCACTAGGAAGTGCAGCTTTAATGCTTGTGATCGCATTAATCATCAAACATCCAGCAACCAGGATTCTTCAAGATGATGCATTCAGACAGAATCAGGTAATTTCTCAAACTGGACAGATATAAATCATTGCTTGTTAAATTCTTATACAATTTATCTGAAAAGACTGTTTGTTTCATGGAAATAAATAGTCTTTTTTTAAACTCTGATAGGGGATGGATCTTTCAATTCAAGGTTTTCTGAATTTTAAGCTTTCGATAATTTTTGTTTGCGAGGATTAATAGTTTAGAAGCTAAACTATGGTTATGGAAAGTGGTTCTGAGTTGATCAGGTCAGGAGTGATATCCTTCTTTATTTCGGTTTACAAAGAAGCGGAGATCTTTTTGTATAGGTGGCTAAACTTGGAACTATTTGGATTTGGAGGTGCTGATTTTGGAAGCAGAAAGAATCACTCATCCCTTTGCCCCGGTCTGGAATCAGAATTCAAAGATATTAATTCTTGGCAGTCTGCCGTCAGTGAAATCCAGAGAGAATAACTTCTATTATGGTCATCCACGTAATCGCTTCTGGAAGGTACTGGCTGGAATATTTGAAGTAAGTATTCCAGAAACGATTGAAGAGAAAACTGACTTTATTCTGGGTCATCAGCTGGCCATCTGGGATGTGATTGAGAGCTGTCAGATTCAGGGAAGCAGCGATTCGAGCATTCGAGAAGTGAAGGTTAATGATCTTGAAATTGTTCTCAGGCAATCAAATATTCATTACATCATCTGTAATGGAAAGGCCGCTGAAAAATTTTTTATGAAATACCAATATCCAGAAGTCGAAATTAAACCGATTGTATTACCATCTACCAGTCCGGCGAATGCAGCCTACAGCCTCGAACGTCTGATTTCAGTCTGGAAGCCAGCAATTCTCAATCTTCTCAATGACGAGAATTCGCTGGTATCATAAAAGATAAATATGAATAAAAAAGAGATCAAAGAAAATGAAAATGAACAAAACTGATAAGAACAGAGATTACGATTCAAGTACAGGAAAAAGGGATTTTAGATCTTCAGACAGCAAATCGGATTTACAACAGGATTCAAGAGGAATTTTATTCGGGCTTGCGGGAGGTATGTTATGGGCCGTTGATTCAGTAATTTTATCTATGGCTCTAGCTCCCTATGAAATGATCTGGATGGCACCAGTTGTTGCGACGTTTATTCATGACTCAATTTCCGCCCTGATTTTAATCCTGCTTCAGATCGCAAAAAAGAAGCTCGGGCAACTCCTTCATCTATTAACCATGAAAGAAGGGCGTTGGCTGATTTTTGCCGGCCTTTTAGGTGGTCCGGTGGGGATGAGTGGATACGTTTTCTGTATTCGCTATGCTGGTCCAGGATTAAGTGCTGTCTTTTCCTGTTTGTATCCTGCATTTGGTCTTCTTCTTTCATTTCTGCTCTTTCATGAGCGGTTCTCAAAGAGGCAGATTTTGGGACTTATACTTTCTCTAAGCGGAGTAATTGCCTTATCAGCTGGCAGCGCTCAGAGTGATAATTCGAACTTGCTTATTGGATTGGTGTTTGGTCTGGTTTGTGCCTTAGGCTGGGCTTTAGAAGGATTGGTTGCCCAGAAGTCAACTGAAAGCCAAATGGTCAGCAGTGATCAGGCATTGACCATCCGTCAGATTACTTCTTCAATTACATTCGGTCTGATTTTAGTTCCACTTCTTGATGGATGGCCTCTCACATCGCAGATTATAATGAGCCCCGATTTGAAAGTGATCGCTCTTGCCGCAATAGCAGGTACTGCAAGTTACTTATGTTACTATAAGGCAATTCATCTGATTGGCGCCTCTAAAGCCATGCCGTTAAATATTACTTATTCGGGATGGGCAATTGTCTTTTCTTTGCTCTTGCTTGGAAGCATTCCAACTTTTTTAGAAATAGCTGCCGCGATTATCATACTAGCTGGCGCTCTGATGTGCTCTTCGAAATAAATGCTATTCAATACATTAACAGTGCCAGAATTTAAAACAGAAAAGGAGCATTTATTCAATAGGTAATGTCTTTGTTTACTCATCGAATGATGGAAACTTCATAGTTTATTCTCCCAAATAAAGGACAGATGGATAATTAATAAAAAATTCTCTTTTTTTGTTATTTTGGGTTGTACTTTCGAATTCTATAAGTATAATAGATTAGGCAATGAGGTACTGAGGCCGTGGTGGAATCGGCAGACACGCTACTTTGAGGGGGTAGTGAGCTTAGCTCGTGTGCGTTCAAGTCGCATCGGCCTCACCATTTTTAGCACATCCGAACGTGTCAGCTTCTTAGCTGGCACGTTTTCAATATTTAAGGCAATGATCATTTTGGCATCATTGCCTTTTTCTTCGTCAAAAAGATAGACCGAATTTACAAGAGAGTTAATAACTGCTTTCTTATAATCAAAGTCATTTATATCTCCGGCTCTAAACTTCTCTAGCCAGAAAACGATATGATCCTTTGTAAAGGCTGGCTTCTTTAACCTTTCGCGAACAATCTTATCTGCAAGAATTGACTGCTGATCTTCCAGATCTATAAGGCGCTCCTTCGTTTTTGGGGTAAAAATGCCTTCTTCGATCGCTGCTAAAATATTTTCAATCTTTTTAGTGACTTCTTCATGTTCTGCTTCCAGTGATACCAAAAGACTTTTATTTGAAGCTTCTTCTTCCAGAAGAGCATACTCTTTCTCAGCAATCTGTTCGATCATGTCATCTGTCAGGACTTCACGACAGATGTAGGCTACTACTGTATCTTCCAGATCTGTCTTTCTTTCGGTTTCCTTCGAACAAGATCCGGGGCGATTTTTTCTCTTGGAGCATTTGTAATAGTGATATCTCTGACCTGTGCTTGAGGTTCCCTGTTCTCCAATCATGGTGGCCCCGCATTCCCCACAAAATAACTTGCCGGATAATAAATATTCTTCCATGGCTTTCTTCCTTCCTCTAGTATACCGATTGGCTTCTATTCTTTTCTGTACAATTTCAAAAAGTTCTTTACTGATAATGGATGGTAAAGCATCTTCGTGGCGATGATCGCCATAGATATAGACTCCTGTATATCGTTCGTTTCTTAAAATTCCATGCAATCCATTTCTTTTAAACTCTCCACCTCTGCGGGTCTTGAAGCCTCTGTCATTTAGAAAGTCACAGATTTCAACTTTGCCGTATCCATCCGCATACATTTCAAAAATTATACGAACGGCTTCAGCTCCAACCGGCTCTAGGACAAAGCGGCCAGCTTCAACTTTATATCCTAATGGAGTTGCACCATTACTTTTAGCATGCAGCGCGTTTTCTTCCAGCCCTCTCTTAGCAGACCTGGATAGATTTTCTGAATAATATTGGGCAAATCCCTCCATGATTGATTCCATCAGACTGCTCTCTGGAGAGTCATCCAAAGGTAGAGTAGCGGAAATGATCCGTACTCCATTCTTCTTTAATTTACTCTTATAGACCGCTGTATCATACTTGTCTCTGGAGAACCGGTCGTGAGCATAAATCAGAACTGTGTTAAATTCGCCTTTGGAGCTGTCGCTAATCATATGCTGAAAAGCTGGACGCTGGTCTGTTCGACCCGAGATTGCACTGTCTGTATATTCACGAATTACTTCCAGATCGTGATCGGCAGCAAAGCGGTGACAAACTCTAAGTTGCGATTCAATACTTTCTTCTCTCTGGTTGCTGCTAGAGTATCGGGCATAGATTACAGCAGTTTTAACTTCGTTCATCTAAACATCCTTTCTGTTGGAAATTGGATATACATTGAATTCAGAAGATAGCAGCTTCTGAGCTCGTTTGTTTATTTGTCTTTGGCCTTTTTAATCACATCTTCCATCATTGTTCTTATAGCCTCCGAGTTTTTCTGACCAATTTTCTTTAATGCCGCTTTGTATTCATCCACAAAGTCAGCTTTGTATGATGCACTAACTGTTTTCATATTCTGTTTTTTCCAGTCGTTCTGATAGGATTGCTGATTGAACGGTTGACCATCTTTAGTTTTTCTTGGCATAAATTTTCCTTTCTTAAAGAAGAGGCTAAAGCTGATTTCTTCAGCCCCTCAATAACTCGATACGATTACTTATTTAAAAAGAACCATCAGAGCTAGAATGATTCCAATAATATAAAATGCAATCTCAGCATAATCTTTCCAATGTTTCATATAAACTCCTTTCTAAGGTGTAACATATATCTAAGAAGGGGAGAGGATCTCCCCTTGATAATTCAACTTAGCAAAGTTTTTATAACTGCCGCTAAGTTGAGTAAGAACCAGATGACTTTGAACACGGCTTTGGCGAGCTTTAATGTGTATTCGAAGTCATTTTTCTTTGCGTGTCTCATAAGCACCACCTCCTTACATCTATATAATAACATAATAGAGCTAGTATGTAAAGAGTAAAACTGAGAATATCCTTTATCTATCGTCTTTTCACTTCTTCTCTTCCTCAAAACTCTGTAATACAAGCAATTGTATTTAACTCTACTTTGCTTGTTTCTCCATATCTTCCTTGATCAGTTTTTTTACATACGGACCAAAGGACTTATTCTCCAGCCATCTCAAAAGATCGGATTCTGTATTTTTGTTGAAACTCACTGTTTTGTTTGTTAACTTGCGGGCGTTGTAATTATTCCTGGCTCTTTTCTGTGCGTCTGTAGTCATTTAGATCGCCCCCCAGAGAATGACAAAAAATGCGATAATGCCGATTAGCTCAAGGGTAGTAATGATGAAGTTGCTTAATTCTTTTGACATGTTTATACCTTTCTTTATAGAATGAAAGAGCAGAGAGCACTGGAATCTCCGCTCTTTGAATTGTTTTAAATTAAATGATTCCGATAACTTTAAGAAGGATCATCAGCCATCCAACGACTGAAATGATTCTGATCAAGACTTCTTCTATAGCCGCCAGCAAAGGAAGAAGTCTTTTTATATGTTGTGTAATTTCATCCATTCTCTTGATTCCTTTCTATATCAGATGGGTTTCCAGTGCTTCATCTGACTTCTATAGTATATACCCAATGGGTATATAAATCAAGAGAAACCTTATATATAAAGCAAATTCGAATCTTTACCTTTTTTATATCTCTGCCTTTCCGATTACTTTTCCATAACATCTAATATCGGAAAAATCTGTCAGCGGCACATCTTCGTATTCAGGGTTCAAAGAATGCAAGGTGTTGCCGTTTTTCTCTTTAATGTAGATTTCTCCATCAACACACCAGATTCCGATTTCTCCATCTTCAATGTCATCTTGAGATTTAACAAGCACAAAATCTCCGTCTTTGAATTCGGGTTCCATCGAGCGACCGTCAACTTGTAAAACAAAATCAGCTTTTCGCGCGTCTCTTGAATCTCGAATTCGAATGATTCCATCTAGATCTAGCGCACCATTACCAGCACCAGCTGATGGCCGTCCGTAATAATAGCGCTTTTCGATCATTGGGATTGGATAGGCCTCTTGGTCTGAATCACTTTCCAGGAAGTCGATGGCAACATCGAGAATTTCCATAACGACTCTTTGCAATCTGGGATTTACCAGCCGAAATTTTCTAATTAGTTGTTCTTCTTCGTCGGAGTTGAACATCAAATTCGGAGATAAATGATTTTTTTCTTCATCCATACCGACTAAATAATCGACAGATACATTTAGAGCCTTTGCAAAATTCAAAATAACTTCGATCTTTGGTGTTCTAGATCCTTGTTCATAAGCTTTGTAGGTATCGAACGGGATTCCCATATATTCGGCAAATTCTTTTTTGGTGAACCCTCGTTCAATTCTTTGTTCTTTTAAATTTTCCGCAAAACTTTTCATCTCCTTTTTTATCCTTTCTATCGTTTCCATTATATACGAAACGAACGAAACTTAAGTCCGTAATGGGTACAAAATGGGTATTTGTTTTCGGCAAAGGGGTTGAAAAGAGGTACATAACGGGTATACTAAGTTCTGTAAGAGGTACAAATTGAACCTATTACAGAAAGGAGTAACTATGTACCCAAACATCAATGCTGAGTTAGCTCGACGAGGAATGACTCAAGGTGATCTTGCTGTTTTTCTTGGAGTTGGGCGCAAAACAGTTAACAAATGGCTGACCGGAAAGTCTTCAATTCCGGTCGAAGTATTATGCCAGCTAAAAAAGTCATGGGGGACAAGCATTGACTACCTGCTTGATAGATGTAGCCCTAATCAGAAGGAGAAGTTATGAAAACCGAAATATGGAACGGTAACGAAATTCGATTTGTTGAGAAAGACGGCGAATGGTGGGCGGTTCTGGCTGATTTGTGCAAACCATTGGGAATTCGCCAAAGAGACGTTAGCTACCGACTTAAGAAGAAGGGGGTCGTTTCAAACGTCCCCCTACCAGACAAACGCGGCGTTACTCAAAATTATTTAATCGTTAATGAAAAAGGCGTTTATAACACGATATTTGCTAGCAAAAAGAGAATCGCTGACGAATTCAGAGATTGGGTAATGGATTTGCTGGTAGAACTTCGAAAACAGACAGGCCTTGAAGGCTTTGAAGTATTCCGGATGCTCGACAAAGAGCATCAAAAAGAAGCGATGCAGAAACTTCGCGACAGCCTGAAGCCAAACGGAAAAGTGAATTACATCAAAGCAAACACCATTGCTAACAAAGCGACCAGCAATAAACACGGATTCGACAAGATGATCAAAAAGGCGGATATGACCCCTGGTATGCTCAGTGATCGAGAAGCCATTCTCGATGACGTCGTTGAACTAATGATCGTTAAAGAGAAATACGAATTGAACGATTTAAAAATTGCAGAAGAAATTTATAGGAGATGGGAAGCATGAACAAGATCGAAATCAGAACAGACGACAACGAATTATACGCAACTTTGGATTGGAATCCAAAGTTCGCAGGACTTCCTGAAGTCCTTGGCAGCATCCTACACAAATCCGCAGCTAACCCAGATGGATCAGTGAACTACCTGCATATTATTTGGGCCCTTGAGAAATTGCTCGAAAGAATCGAAGCCTTAATTTCCGAGGTTGATGAAGAAGACGAACCGGAAGATGACGACTTTCTGGATGAGTTGATCAAAACCGCGTTAGATAACGGCTGTGATGTGAAAGTTATCGAGGTTGGAAAGGAGTAGCGAATGACAGAAGAAGTGCTCCAGGCTCTTGCCAGAGGGATCGGCCTGCAAAAATTGGTCGATTTCTACGCAGACGAAATGAATGCGAAAGAGTTTGAGCAATGGCTCGAAAAAAGAGAGGGAAAGAAGAATGACCAAAGACGATCTGATTGAAATTATGATCAACGCCCAGGATTCCGAAAGTGAACTGAGTACTGTATTGAACTCAGCTCTTTCTGGAGCCTTGTTAGGCGCTGATATCGAACAGCAAGTGGATTTTGCTCTTGATTGGATTGACAAGATCGGCATGGATCTACAGCGGATCCATGATTATTACCGCTCGGCTGACGAGTGGGAAGGAGAAAGATGGAGATGAAAGAAGGACGAAATCTAAATCAAATTCAAGAAAATATTTTAGAAATTTCAGATTTATTAACCGCAGATCTAGCTGACGAATTGAAGCACAATCTGTTGGGCGTCGATGAAGCATATCAAATTAGCCGCATGGTGAGCGAGTGTATGGGAGCCCTAACCAGACTTGATACATTAATCGTAGATATATATGCGTCATAAGCGGGTTTAGGAGATTAAAAGGAGAAACAAGATGGAAACAAATAAAAATCACCAAGAGACTATCAGTTTATTCGGCAAGCGCTACCGCATCAAACCAGCACTTTACCGCTTCTTAGGAGGGCTACAGATTGGAGCCGGGATCGCTCTCGGCTTCAGCCTGGTTATAGCAATAGCACTGATGTTTCTAGGGGCTGCATTTCACTATGCGGTCTGGCACTAAAAAAGCCGTCCTGATCACCACAAGCAGGACGGCATGATTAAACAAAACACTTAAATATTAACAAATTTTCCCTACCTCGTCTCAGGGGCAGGGTGGAAAGGAATTAGAAAGGAAAAACATGAACTATATCAAACATAAACTACCCGAAACCAGAGAAGAATGGCTTGCTGGAAGACAGAAAGGACTTGGCGGCTCAGATGCCGGGGCTATCTTAGGTCTTAATCCTTACAAATCGGCCTATACGCTGTGGGCTGAAAAGTGTCAGCTAATCAACTCTGAGGTCCCGGATAACGAAGCTATGAGAGTAGGCCGAGATCTGGAGGATTATGTAGCAAAAAGATTCACAGAAAAAACCGGCTTAAAGGTCAGAAAGAGCGGATTCAGCTTTCAATCCGAAGAGCATCCTTTCATGCTTGCTAACGTCGATCGACTTATTGTTGGCGAAAAGGCAGGGCTCGAATGTAAAACCGCAAATGCGCTGAATAAAACCGATTTTAAAGGTGGCGACATTCCACCGAGTTATTACGCCCAGTGCTATCACTACATGAGTGTGCTTGGTTTTGATCACTGGTACATGGCCGTGCTGGTGATGGGAAAGGGCTTTTATTGTTACCGGATCGACCGAGACGAGGCCGAGATTCAGGCTCTGATCGAAGCAGAAGAGGAATTTTGGGCAAAAGTCCAAAACAAAGAAGCCCCAGAAATTGATTGGTCTGAGTCCACTGAGAAAACGATTCAGACGCTTAATTCTGATGTGGAACCTGATGCAGTTGAAGACCTGGACTATCTGAAAGAGGTTTTCGATGCAAGAAACGAGCTCGATTTACAAATCAAGGATGCAACAAACAAGAAAAAGCAGTGTGAAAACCGCATCAAAGATGCGCTTGGAACAGCCTGCAAAGGTGTTCTATCTGGATACAGAGTATCTTTCAAACCTCAGGAAAGCCGAAGAATTGACACAGGAAAGCTGAAAAAAGAGTACCCGGACATCGCTGCGGCCTGCTCAACCACAAGCGCCAGCAGACCGCTGCGTATCACAGCGGAAAGGAGTTAATAATGACCAATACAGTTAATCAGAATGGAGCTATTGCCAAAGCTCGAAACTCGCAAGTATCAACCAAAAGAGAACAGCCAACGAGTATCAAAGGATGGTTGAAAACATACCAGGGAGAAATCGCAAGGGCACTCCCTGCCCAGATCGGGCCTGAACGTTTTAACCGAATCTGTATGACTGCCTTAACCGCCAATCCGAAATTAGGTGAGTGCACACCGGCCAGCTTTATCGGAGCTGTCATGAACTCGGCTCAGCTTGGCCTGGAGCCAAATACTCCATTGGGTCAAGCTTACCTGATCCCGTTCAAAAACAAAGGGGTGATGGAAGTACAGTTCCAGGTCGGTTATAAAGGCCTGATTGAACTCGCTCGCAGATCGGGAGAAATCTCCATGATTAAGGCTCAGGAAGTACACGAAAACGACGATTTCAGCTATGAGCTTGGTTTGAATCCGACAATTCATCACGTCCCTGCCAAAGGCAACAGAGGAGCTATCATTGCCTACTATGCCTTCTATAAGACCAAATCCGGAGATTTTGATTTTGAGGTAGCCTACAAGGACGAAATTGAAGCTCATGCCAAAAAGCATAGTATGGCCTATTCCAAAGGCTGGACTTCGCCGTGGTCAACCAATTTCGACCAGATGGCCAAAAAGACACTGGTAAAGCGTGTGCTGAAGTATGCACCGATGGCCACAGAAAGAGCCTTGCAGATCGAAAGCGATACGACAATTAAGCGTTTCGACCCAACGGAATCTGATGCCATGAGCGATTTATCACTGGTTGCCGACTCTACTGTCATCGAGGCCGAATACGAAGAAACACCGACAGATCCTACAACTGGTGAGGTGATCGAAAATGCGTGAGTTCAACTATCAGATCACAGCCGAGTTGGGGACGCTGTCCGAATGGAGCGATAAGGCCAAAAAGGTCCGAATGATCAGCTACAACGGGGCAGAGCCTAAGCTTGATATCCGCACATGGCAGGATGATCGGATGCTCAAGGGTATCACTTTAAATCACCAGGAAGCAGTTGAATTATTGAAAATCCTCCAGGGAATGGGGCTGTAAAAAAATGGAAAGGGGATGGGTGAAGAATTACCGAAAGATCGAAGACTGGGAATGGTATAAAAAGCCGCTGACTGCCCATCTCTTTCAGCATTTGATTCGACGGGCAAACCATACAGTAAAGAAATGGCAGGGGTATGAAATCCCTGCCGGCTGTTTGGTTACTTCTATCCCACATTTAGCGGAGCAAACCGGTCTATCTATACAGCAAGTTAAGACTTCTCTGTCGCATTTATATAGCTCGCTAGATATAGAAAAAGTAACCGACATTATAACCGACGGAAAGAAGGCTAATTTTACCGTACTTAAAGTAAATCACTATTCTGTATATCAAGAGGATAACCGACCTGTTAACCGACCGTTAACCGACGAGCAACCGACCGGTAACCGACCGGTAACCACTAACAAGAATGAAAGAATTAAAGAATTAAAGAATGAAAGAAATATAAAAACTATGTCAGGCGACAAGCCACCTGACACCCCTGCCGCTGAGGTTATCCGGTATTTAAACGAGAAGGCTGATAAGAAGTTTTCGCCTAATTCAGATGCCAGTTGTAAGCCAATCAATGCTCGGATCAGAGAAGGGGCATCCATCGAAGATCTGAAAAGAGTCATTGATCTGAAAGTATCTGAATGGAAAGACAACGAGACGATGAACAAGTACCTGAGGCCGCAAACATTATTTGGACCTCAGAAGTTTGAGCAATACATGAATGAAGTACCAGCAAAGAGAGAAAAAACAAAAGAAGAGATGCAGGCAGAATACGGAGGCTTATGGCTATGACAGATGAGTTTAAAACGATCACAGGATTTGGCAAGCCAGCCATGACGGAATGGGAGTGGCAGCAAAAGCTTGCCGATGATGAGAACAAGAGGCCAGGAAAGCTGAATCAGTTCGATAAGATCGATTGCCCCAAGTGTCTTAACCGCGGTTATACAACAGTGCTGATCGGGGACCCCGAAACAGATCTTTATCCCGAGATGGCTCAGCGTCGCTGCGAGTGTATGACCAGAAGGGAAATTGTTCGAAATGCCAATGCTTCCGGAATGGGCTCGATGCTAGGTCGAAAGTTCAAGGACTTCAAAGTCGAAGCCGACTGGCAAAGATCCATGAAACAAAAAGCAGTCAGTTTTGCCGAGAATCCAGAAGGCTGGTTTACCGCAATCGGGCAGATCGGATCGGGCAAAACGCTGATTGCTTCTTGTGTCGCTAATCAACTTCTTAGGGACGGTCACAGGCTGCTTGTTAAGTCTTGGCCAGAGTTGGTTAGAGAGTCGGGTGTGGACTGGTTCAAAGAAAAGGAGATTCTTTCAAAGTTCCAAAAGGTTGAATGCTTGTTTCTTGACGACTTCCTGAAGACAAAACCGACAGACAGAGCTTTGGACATAGCGTTCGAACTTCTGGACTATCGTTACCGCAACGGTTTGATTACCTTGATCACCAGCGAGAAAACTCCAGATGAAATCGCGGACTATGATCCAGCCCTCTGGAGCCGAATCAGGCAGATGAGTGGAGATCGGCTGGTTACCGTATCCAAAGATCAATCGAAAGACCAAAGAAGAAAGTGAGAGAAAAAAGAATGGATAGAGAGATTATAGCCGGCAAGCTGTACCGGCATTTCAAAGGGAATGTTTATCTGATTGATGGCATTGGGATGGATGCAGATAACAATGCTCAGGTTGTCCTGTATCGAGATGTACGACAGCCAAATAGGACTTGGGTCAGATCTTATGACGAATTTATCAGCGAAGTCGACCGTGAGAAGTACCCGGACGTAAAACAGCACTACAGATTTGAGGAAATCCCGGGAGTTGACGAAAGCAACATCGGCAAAGCGTGTCTCGGTTGCCGAAAGATTCTTCAGTGCCTAGAAATCGAGGAATCAGGATGTCAGTACAGCATGGCGTAATTGCACTGTTAGCGTTGGTGGTTGCAGTTGAAACTTCCTTGCTGATTAAAATCACAAACCAGTCTGGCAAATACCTTGCAGAACTTGAAGCAACCACGATCAATAAACAAAGAATCAACCAAATTTTAAACGGATTACTGAAGTCTGAATTGAAAAGATCTCACAAGCGAGAAGAAAAATTGTTCAACCAGGCAATTCGAGAAGTAAGAAACGAAATCAACAGAGAATTTGAGAAGAGGGAAAAAGAATGACAGGAAACGAATATCAGGTGTTAGCGATGCGAACTTGCAGCATTACCGAAGATCCAGAAGCGAAGCTCAGACATGGAGTCTTTGGGCTTGCTTCCGAAGCCGGGGAAGTATCTGGAATTTTTCAAAAGGTTTATCAGGGTCATGAGTTGGACATCGACCACGTGGTGAAAGAATGCGGTGATTGCCTGTGGATGATCGCCGAGATACTCGATACTTTGGATATCGAGCTTGAAGAGTGCATGGAGATGAACATCAGCAAATTGAAAGCGAGATATCCTGATGGATTCGAACCCGAAAAAAGCCTGCATCGAAAGGTTGGCGATGTCTAAGCCTAAAAAGTGGAAACCTGGCGAGATTGGATTTATTTACGCGAATGATCTATATGGCATCCGTTTTAAAACGCCGATAAAAGTGGAGGTTATGGCTGAGATCGAGCAAGACCTCCATCCGGTTAAAGTCAGATCTTTGAAATCGGACGTCATCTACTACTGCAAACACGAAGAGATCCAAACCAGAGCTGCTAAAGCGGAAAGAAAATCAGCAAAGCTTATCATCCCAGAAAAGATCAAGGAACAAGCCGAAGAACTGGCGGCAAAGAGAATGGAGAAAATCATGGAAAAACCAACTTTTGAAGAAGTTTGTGAAAAGTTTTATGCATTAGCGAAGTTCGGTGCAGAGGAGATTCAAGGCAAAGATATCGTCCTGCAGCTTGCTGAAAAAGCCCTTTTTGAAGAGATCAAGAATGGAGTCATCTGGAAATGAAGCCATATATCATCACAAAAAGCTCAGGCGAGCGATTTGAAGCGGACAGTATAATTTATCGCGGATTCGAAAAATGGGCCGTGGTGAAAGAAAGAGGCGGCAAATACGAGGTAAAAATCTTAGATGATTGGAAAGTAGCAAAGAGGGAGTTTGTATGACAGAAAAAGCGATTAATGCATTGTCGGAATTAGGTGCTATGACAGTCGTTACCGATGCCAGACAAAGAAAGCGCAGAGATGAGCTAGTTAAGATCCTGCTAGATGCGATCCTGGAGAAAGTGAAATGACGCTGATCTTAGGGTGTGCTCTGATAGCTATCGGAATTTATATCATGGTTGAAACACTGATCCAAGGCTATAAAGACTGGGTCGACATTAAGGAGAAGGTAAAAGATGCCAAAGCCGTTAAAGACGATTGAACATTCGTTAGCTAAATCAATTGAGCATTTGTCTGATCTGGAAGCCGAGCTGAAGCTTTTGAAATCCATAGATTTAGAATTGCTGATTAAAAATCTTGAAGAAGAGATACGGCTTGAAAGAATGCGAGTGGCATATCTCCATGGATTGAGAGCTAAGGAATTTGGCTGCTAGAGAAAAGAGAAAGAGAGGATCTATGAAACCGAAAGAGTATTTGCTACAGATTGGACGAGCAAAGCGTCGGATCAAGGAGATTGAAAATGAAATTCTTGAAACCAGAGAGGCCATGAACTCTCTTTCTTGTCGGCTGGGGAGCGGGGGAAGTCCATCCAGTAACCAGGAAATCAAGAGCCCACAGGAAAAGCTAATGAATCAGCTTTTAGAGCATGAGGAAATGCTTGCGGATGAGCAGAGACATTACTTCGGCCTAAAAAGGCTGATCGTTGGGCAGATCGATGCGGTAGACAATGACGTATATCGAAATTTGCTGTATGCCAGATATGTCGAAAATAAAAGGCTGGAACAGATTGCTGTGGATCTTGGCTATTCGTACGATCATGTAAGAAGAATTCACGGAAGAGCACTGTGTGATTTCGGGAATAAATATCAGATATAAATGAAAAGAAGAGGGGATAAAATTCCCTTTTTCTATTGCTATTATGTATCGTATACGATATAATATAGTCAGGAAGGAGGTGAATGATACGAAAAAGAAAACAAGAAAAACCCTTGAATGCTTGGGAACGTTCCTTGCTAAAGCCTCACCATTTATTTTAGCTTTAGCCGAACTTATCAAGTCAATCAAGGGTTAACAAACCCCAGAGCCGGTCAAACCGGCCGGCTCACTTTGTTTTCTTTATTGTATCAAAAACACCATGACAATGATTGTATTCGCGTTGATGTATGTCATTGTTTCAGACAAATCAAGACTTTCGCTGTTTATTTTGCTGGTTGTATCCGGCTATGAATTGCTTAAAGAAATCGAAAAGAGGTCAAAAAATGCAAAGCGCAAGATCAAAAGCAACAAGAAAGTACGAAGCTAAAACAGGCATGATCACAAAGTCATACAAGCTCAAAAAAGAGATTGTTGAAGAATTTAAGGTGGCTTGTGAAAAAGCTGGATCGAATCAGTCGAAAGAGCTGACCAGGATGATGCTTGAATTTATTGAGAAACAAAAAGAAAATTAGGTCGCTATGCCAAGCCCGATTATTTCGGGCTTTTGTATTGTTGGATTAATCCCTACAGATACCGGATAGAACCCTGCTGATAACATTGGGTATCACTGATGGCTATTGTATAAGGCTTATAACTCGTATAATGTGAATAAAGGCGAGTAGCGAAATATAACAAAGAAAGGAAAGATAGTATGAATGAATTAAGTTATTTTATAGCAGCTAACGGAGTAAATGATAGTGGCCCCGTTATAATTGATCAGCCTCTAACCTGTATCACTCTGCCTTCATTTCCGGGTTTGTTTTCTTTCTTTTTGGCGTTTGGCTTTTGTAATTGGGATTCTGAGAAAGAACATCGTTTAAAAATTATAGGCAAAGATTGCACGGGAGGCGTGTTTTTAGATACCGGTGATTTAGAGATACCGCAAAATATTCCGAACAAAAGTATTGATATTAAAATGAATATTCAAAACTTAAGACTTTCTATAGAAGGATTATATATATTCGAACTTTATCTCAATGATGAATGTGTTAATAGAATCAACCTCTATGGCTGTAAGGAGCTGGAAGCATGAATCAAATGACATTTTCCGTTAACCCTTCCAAGGAATCAATAAGTCCTGTTGTTTCGATGTTGTTTTTAAGAAATGAGAAATGTTGCGAAAAATACCCAAAGAGAAATGTACCATCGAAAAACAGAGTCTCTTTCTGTGTAGATAATCAATTTATCTTGGCTCATAAGCAGTTAGAAATCCTATCTTCTCTGGAAGAAAATTGGGATGGATACGGTAGTAAACCAATGTCCGAAGCCGCCGTGAATACAGCAGAAGAATTGCTCACGCGCCTTCCATACGCACCGATGATTTACCCTGTTTCTGGGGGCGGTATCCAATTTGAATATGAGATCAACGATAAGTATCTCGAATTTGAGATACTAGATGACGGAAAAATTAAACTTTTTAGTTCAAACAGCGGAGAAGAGACAGAAAGAATAATTCAATTAAGAGAAGCAAGAGGATGGGTTAATGGATTCTATTTCAGCTGAGTTTCATCCGAATGAACGTCTGCTTAGGGCAATATGGCCTAATGACGGAAAGTATAATCAATATTGGAAATGCGACAGACCATCTTCTGCTTGTTTCAAAGATCGCAGAGGTTTATCTGTGAACAGAACTGCAGGGAGAGATTTTCAGGGTGTATTAGAAATTACAAAGAAAAGTTTTTCGAACAGTGTCATTGCTTCAGTAAGTGTACAGGATTGTAAGGATATTAATGCAAAGCCAAAATACTTGCCCAGCAAATCGAACGAACTCCATTCGGAAATACATAAAGATGATCAGTGTAAATGTTTATCCGCCTCACAAGCTCGAGAGCTAGCGAAAAGAGCTAAGATTGATTACAAACCAGTTTAAAATGTTCAATAAGTTAAGATGCCACACAATGCCACATTCCAATGTGTTAAAGTAGTAGCATCGAGAAAACAAATAAGACCCGGGTCACTTAAATACCCCGGGCCTTTTGCTGTTTATGGGGGTGGGTTGAAATGCCGGGGGTGGGGTCAAACGCCAGGTATGGACCGTTCAGACAGGAGTACGAAAGAAACAGGAAGAAGATCCTGATGTCTCAAAACATTTGCGCACTCTGCGGCAAGCCAGTGGATAAGAGCTTGAAGTATCCTGATCCGATGTCAGCGACAATCGATCACATTATTCCGATTGATCGCGGTGGTCATCCAGCTGACATAGATAATTTGCAGTTAGCACATATGAAGTGCAACAGAGACAAATCAAATAACTTGCAGACTGAACAACAGACAAGCCAAGTAAGCAATCGGAATCTTCCTTGGCTGATCGACTGGAAAGCATATAGAGCAGATGATAAAGCATCTCAAAAAAAAATAAAAAAATGAATGATCAGTGTGGAAAACAGCTAAGGTATAGGGGCATACCCACCCCCGGCAAGGATCGCGAGACCTTCCGGCGGTACTGTACAAATTTTCTCGTGGAAGTTGATTTTTTTAAAATAGCAGATTTTAGAAGGAGGAACCGGAAATGGGTGAACGCAGGGGATTAGCATATTGCCGGAGTCTTCTGGCCAATAAAAGAAGCAGAAATGACGAAAGATATCGGTTTTATGAGATGAAGAACAAAGCTCTCGATTTGCCTGTTGTTTTACAGGAAAGAGCTTTCCGAGTCATGCAGATGTGGGCCCTTGGATGGTGTGCTAAAGCTGTCGATTCTCTCGCCGATCGACTTGTGTTCAAGGCGTGGAAAGACGATAACTTCAACATCTCTCAAATCTTCCAGTTGAACAACCCGGATATTTTCTTCGACAGCGCAATTATGGCTGCGCTAATTTCGGGATGCTGCTTCGTTTACATCAGCCTGGATGAAAACGGATATCCAAAGCTTCAGGTTTTGGATGGACGGAAGGCAACCGGGGTTATTGATCCGACTACAAACATGCTTTTTGAAGGGTATGCAGTTCTCGATGAAGATGAATTCGGTCCTTTGCTGGAAGCCTATTTCGAACCAGGAAGAACAACCTATTATCCAAGAAACGCTCAGCCATACTCGATTGGCAATTCTGCAGAATACCCACTCCTGATTCCTATCGTTTACAGGCCGGACGCAAAACGGAAACTAGGCCATTCTCGAATCAGCAGAGCTTGCATGGATCTGGTGAATGGGGCTACTAGAACACTGAAAAGATCCGAGATCTCGGCAGAATTCTATGCCTTCCCTCAAAAGTATGTTCTAGGACTTTCTCAGGATGCCGAAAGAATGGAGAAATGGAAAGCCACTATGTCAACGTTTCTTCAGTTCGATCAGGACGAAAATGGCGGTCATCCAGTAGTGGGACAGTTCCAGCAGGCTACTATGAATCCATATGTTGAACAGCTTAGAACATTCGCTGCAATGTTTGCTGGAGAAACAGGACTGACAGTAGATGATCTTGGATTTGTCTCAGACAACCCATCCAGCGCAGAAGCAATCAAAGCTTCCCATGAAAACCTCAGACTAACCGCAAGGAAAGCACAAAGAACATTTGGAGCTTGCTTTTTAAATGTTGGTTTTGTTTCGGCTTGTTTACGGGATGACTTCCCATACCAGCGACGGCAGTTTTATCTGACAAAACCAATCTGGGAACCAATCTTTGAGCCAGATGCCGCCACACTTTCGAGCATCGGCGATGGAGCAATTAAGCTCAATCAGGCGGTACCGGGTTATTTCAATACTGATAATCTGGAAGAACTGACGGGAATCAACGCATCGGAAATGGAGCCAGTAAGCAATGAACCGGCAGAATGAAGTGAAGGATATTGTCCCGGATCTTCTTAACAAAATTGAATCTACCTATAAGGACCTTGTCGAAAACGATGAGGTCCTTTCTTCATTGTTGAAGAAGAATGCTGACAAGCTGGCCAAAGCTCAGGATGAACAGGATTTTGCGGCTAAAATCGCCGAACGCCTCTCTGAGGCCTATAAAGAGCACATATCAAGCGGGAACTTGCCTAACGGTAAAATGTACTACAACATTGCCAAACGAATCATTCCACCTACAATGACTGATTCCTATCAGCAGATCAGCGATTATTGTTACGCCGCACAATCAGCTCTTAATGAAAATGCAGGAATTTCAATCAAGGCACAAAGAGCACCAATAAACACAGATCGAATTGATGGGATTGTAAATCGAGTTAGCCAGGAGCCATTTGATGAAATCGACTGGATCTTAAAAGCACCGATAGAAAACTTCTGTAGAAGCGTCGTTGATGATCACAAAAAAGCAAATGCTGATTTTCACTATAGATCCGGATTGCGTCCCAGAATTATCCGAAAAACAGACGGTAAATGCTGTAAGTGGTGTTCAAACCTTGCGGGAGCTTATGAATACAGTCCGGGAATGGATCGAGAAGTCTTTAGAAGGCATGAAAACTGTGGCTGTACAGTCGAATATGATCCGGGAGATGGATCAAAGAGAAGGCAGAATGTTTGGTCAAAAGAATGGAAGCAGAAATCAGAAAAAGCATCAGATTCGATAGCGTTAGAATCCCCGCTTGGAAATAAGCCAGTACTAGTAACCGATCAAGCGATAAGAAAAGTAAAAGCGGTTAAAGTTCAAGGGCTGGAAGAAGATAGCGAAATTCTTAAAGAAGAACATCAAAAACTGCTTAAATTCGCTCAAAAAGAAAACGGGAGCAAAGAGGTTACTGGTGTAATTAATAAATCGGAGTTAGGGGTAAAAAAATTTGTTTATGCAAAAGGAGACTGGGATCGAACAAATCTTGATAGTAATCCGGAAATTCCAATGATTTTCGCAATGTCACCTCCCGAATCTTTAGTGGTCATTCATAATCATCCAAACTCAAATTCTTTTTCTTATGCTGATTTGGGGATTTTCTCTTATCCACAGGTGAAAACTTTAACACTTGTTACAAATAAAGGGGTAGTAAGAGTTCTAAACAAAACCGATTCCTTCGATTATCGAGAATTTATTGATATAATCAAGGAAGAAAAGGAGAGATGGGGTTTTACTGGAACAACGCAGCCTGTAATAGTTAAAAATGTTCTTAAAAGGGCTAAAGAATGTAACCTCGAATATATCAAATGATTAAGAATGAACGCTGTATTCCGGTTTTGCCGAATCTTCCGTTACCAAATTTGGATGATAGTTCTCCTGAAAACATTGCAAAATGCGATCTTGTTTTTGATATGATTTATGACTGGTTCTCTAATAGCAAAACCGGAGATAAGAAAAGTCAGTAGATTTAAATAAGAGCCCTAACCGGCTCTTTTTCTTTTGGAGGAACAAAATGAATTCGAATAAAACAAGCAGCGGTGGCATTGGCTTTTGTGGCCTTCTAACCATCGCTTTTATTGTGCTCAAGCTAACCGGATACATCACCTGGTCATGGATGTGGGTGCTTTCTCCCGTCTGGATCTCGCTTTCTCTGGTTATCGTTTGTGCTCTGATATTGGCCTGGATGGATAATCATGTCTGATCAGATCGTCATGAACGTGTTTTTAACTGTCCTCGGTCTTATTTTTGGGTTGGTTACAGCGGGGGCGGTTATCCTTCTTCTCAAATTGCTTTGGAATATATTCAAATTTTTCTGGGAAGAATTGAGCGATTGGTGATGAATCAAAAAGGTCGCGCTATCATACGGCCTTTTATTCGCTGGATTGACTGAGGGCTTAAGGTGTCCGCCTTGAAAGCGGAAGATCTACACAGATCCGAAGGTTCGAATCCTTCATCCAGCGCCATTTGCAAAGTTGGCTGAGCGGACGAAAGCAACCGTTTGCTAAACGGTCGATCCATAAGGATCCACAGGTTCGAATTCTGTACTTTGCGCCAATTAATTATTGTTAATACAGGCCCTGAATACGGCTTTAAACTGTTCGATCAGGAGGACTTATGGCAGCTGACAAGAAAAGAATTGGCCGCCAGACTCCTACTAAATCCTATGTTTTAGAGTATCAGCGATCCAAATATCAGGAAGCGATTAGTTACTATGAAAAGTCTGGTCAATCCGTATTGGAATGGCAGAGATCATTGCTTCGGGACATCATGGCCATTAACACAGAACATGAATGGACTCATATGACCATTGGCTACTCCGTCCCCAGACGAAATGGAAAGACAGAAGCTGTTTATATGCGGGAACTATGGGGATTGTTCAAAGGTGAGCACATAATTCACACTGCCCACCGTACTTCAACATCTCATTCATCCTGGGAGAAACTGAAACGGCTGCTGGAAAAATCCGGACTGGTTGAAGGGACAGACTTTCGAAGCATCAAAGCCAAAGGATCGGAATCCCTTGAGATATTCGAGACTGAAGGCGTCATCCATTATCGAACCCGAACCGGATCTGGTGGGCTGGGTGAAGGATTTGACCTTCTGGTTGTTGATGAAGCTCAGGAATATACCGGAGATCAGCAATCCGCATTGAGATATACGATTTCATCTTCAATGAATCCACAGATTATCATGTGCGGAACCCCGCCAACAGCAGTTTCAAAAGGGACAATCTTTCCAAAATATCGGGAAACCTGTTTATCAGGTAATCCTGAAGATTCAATGTGGGCTGAATGGTCCATTGAGAAGATGGCAGAAGATCGTTCTGATCTGGATCTGTGGTATGAAACCAATCCGTCTTTAGGATTGATCATTAATGAGCGATCTGTTCGAGGGGAGCTTTCTGATACAGAGGAAACAGATTTCAACATTCAGCGTCTGGGTTTATGGATCCAGTACAATCAGTCTTCAGCCATTTGTGCTGCAGATTGGGATGCTCTGACAATCGATAGAGACAATATGCCGGCCTTTAAGGGTCGGCTTTTTGCTGGAATCAAGTACGGCAAAGATAACAAAAACGTCGCTCTTTCGATTGCGGTTAAGACAACTGACCAGCGGATCTATATCGAAAGCCTGGATTGCAGGGAAATCGCTAAGGGAAATCCATGGCTGATCGATTTTTTACTGAACGCAGATGTTGAAAAGATTGTAATTGATGGGGCCAATGGACAGAGTCTTTTAACTGAAGAAATGAAAGACTCCGGGATAAAGAAAAAGCCTATTTTGCCAAAGGTCGCTGAAATTATTGAAGCTAATTCCGCATTTACTCAGGGGATCGCATCAAAGTCAATTTGTCATTCGGGCCAACCCAGTTTAAGACAGGTGGCCACCAACTGTGACAAAAGATCCATAGGAACCAATGGTGGTTTTGGCTATAAATCTCAGATTGATGAGTTTGATATTGCCCTGCTGGACAGTGCGATTCTTTCTTATTGGGCCTGTGCAACCACAAAAGAAACTCGAAAACAAAGGATTTGCTATTGATCCACTACGCTGACGGCAGCGGTAATAGCCGGGAGGAGATTATGGCAGAAAACAATAACGCACCAGCACCTGGTGAAGAGACAACGAATCCAAATCCAGATGGATTCAAACCAATCGAAACACAGGAAGCATTTGATGCTCTGATCAAAGATCGAATCGAAAGAGCGCAGAATGCAGTCCGAAAAGAATATCAGGATTTCGAAACTTACAAATCGAAAGCCGAAGGCTATGAAACAAAAATGAACGAGTTCACCAAACAGATTACAGATCTGACAGCCGAAAGGGATCAGCTCAAAGGTGAAATTTCAAAACGCGAAACGGCGGCGGAAAAAAGCCGGATTGCCCGAGAGTATGGACTTCCTGAGTCACTGGCCGATCGATTAACTGGATCTAAAAAAGAAGATTGGGAAGAGGACGCAAAAGCTTTAGCGGCGCTGTTTAAAGATCAGCGACCACCCTATCCCCAGCCAAATCCAGCGGATCCAATCGCCGAAAATTCAGATCTGTTAAGACTGGCTCGTGAACTTTAGATAAATAGAAAGGTAAAAACATGGCAAGCTCTAATATCACAAAATCAGGCACTCTCTTTTCTGAGAAGCAGGTAGGAGAGGTATTTAACAAAGTTGCCGGACATTCTGCGATTGCTAAACTGTCTGGCCAGACTCCAATCCCTTTTGCTGGTATTGAAAATTACATCTTCAGCATGGATGGAGAAGCGTCCATTGTCGGCGAGGGTGAAAACAAACCGGCTGGACCAGCAGAATTCAAGAAAGTATCTGTTAAACCTGTAAAGGTCGTCTACCAGCATAGATTAACCGATGAATTCTGCTATATGTCAGATGAAGCCAAATTACCATATCTGGCTCAGTTCCAGGACGGATTTGCGAAGAAGATCGCTCGTGCAATTGACATCATGTATTTCCATGGATTAAATCCCGCCACTAAAGAGGCGGCAACGGCGGTCAAGGACATTGCTTTTAACGCCAAAGTTTCTCAGGAACAGACTTTTGATGCGGCAAACGCTGATGATAATGTCAACGATGCAGTCAATACAATCGTTGCCAAGGACGGAACGCCTACTGGTATCGCCATGGCTCCAAAATTCAGAACTGCTCTGGGAGCTATCAAAGAAAAAACCGGATCGAAGGTTCCAATGTATCCAGAATTCAGAGGTGTAGGAAATCCTGGTACTTTTATGGGTCTGACTTGCGATATCAACAACTCTTTGGCTTACAATGACAAGACTGCAGCCGGATCTAAAAACACTGTTGCAATTGTAGGCGACTTCCAGAACGCGTTGAAATGGGGATATACCAAGAATATCGCTATGGAAAAGATCGAGTATGGTGATCCTGATGGACAGGGTGATCTGAAGCGCACTAACCAGATCGTACTCCGCGCTGAAGCTTATATCGGATGCGGAATTATCGATCCGGAATCGTTTGTTCGCATCGTGGAAACTGTACCAGCGGCCGCCTAGTGACAGAGTATGGAAGGAAAAATTCTTACTCTCGAGGATCTTAAAATTCTTTTTCGGCCTTTGACTCAGGCTGAAGAGCTCAAGGCAGACAGGCTGATCGATACCGTATATGAAATCTTGCAGCAGGAAGCAAAACGAGTGGGCAAGGATTTACAGACGATGATTGATCAGGGTGATTTGTCTCTTAGGGTTCTTCAGTCAGTCATTGCCGATATTGTCGGGCGCACTTTAATGACAGCAACAAACCAGGAGCCGGTTTCGCAGTTTACTCAATCGGCTCTTGGTTATTCTGTTTCTGGTACTTATCTGGTTCCAGGTGGTGGGATTTACGTAAAGAAGTCGGAGTTGGCAAGACTCGGACTCAGGCGACAAAGAGTAGGAGTGATGGACGTTTATGGCCTTGATCAAGGGGATTGATGTAGTCCTTTATACCCGGATTCAAGTTGGAATAGACGGTTTCGGCACTCCGATCTGGGAAGAAAAGCCAGAGATCGTCAGTAATGTTTTAGTCTATCCAGCAAGTTCGGAAGATATCACAAACAGCACTTCTTTGTATGGTAAGCATGCTGTTTATACTTTGGGGATCCCAAAAACTGATAACCATCAGTGGGAAGATACGACGGTAGAGTTCTTTGGCAGAAAGTGGAAGACGTTCGGGTTTCTCACCAAAGGGATTGATGAACTGATCCCGCTGGAATGGAACGGGAAGATTCAGGTAGAAGCGTATGACAACTAAAATTGTTTTAAACTCAGCAGGTATTCAAGCTTTACTGAAAAGTCTGGAGATCCAAAACGAATTATCAAGAGTTGCAGACTCTAGGATCAGTAAGGCAGCCGGAAATTACAAAAAATCCATTGAAGTTCAGTCTACTCGAGCCGCAGTTAAGATCCGGCCTAAGGATCATAAGACTTACAAGAAAAACCTTAAAAACAACGAAATGGTAAAAATGGTGAAATGATGACAGCCGAAAAAATTGTTTATGACCATCTCGTCAAGTCGATGAGCGTTCCGGTCTCTTTTGAGCGATTCTCCAAAGATCCGGAGCGCTTTATTATTATCGAACGCGTTGGCGGTTCAATAACTGGCCACATCGAAAAAGCGTCCTTTGCGATCCAATCCTATGCCGAAAGTATGTTTGAAGCTTGTGAGCTCAACGGTCTGGTCAGAGAAGCCATGACAGATCTGATTCAGTCGGACTTGGTTTCAAGCGTGGATCTGGACTCGGATTACAACTGGACAGATGAAGAAACAAAGAAATTCAGGTATCAGGGCATCTATGACCTGGTGCTTTTTATTTAGAAGGGAGATCAAAATGGCAAACACAGCAAACGTAACTCAGGGTAAGCCAAAAATTGCTGGTGCTTTTTCAATTGCACCCGCAGGAACAGCGCTGCCAACAGATGCTGTTACTGCACTGACTGAAGACTTTAAAAATCTTGGGTATATTTCCAAGGATGGATTAACTAACTCAAATAGTTCTGAATCGACCGATATTACTGCATGGGGTGGAGATGCAGTATTAACTACTGATTCGTCCAAAACAGACACTTTTCAGGCGACGTTTATTGAGTCACTGAATCCTGAGGTATTAAAAATGGTTTATGGGGACTCTAATGTAACTGGAGCTGATGTTGATGCAGGCCTAACGGTAAAAGCTAACTCTTTAGATACAAAAGCCCATGTATATGTTATTGATCAGGTTCTTAAGGGAGATGTGCTGAAAAGAATTGTTGTCCCGAATGGGACTGTAACCGCTGTTGGAGACATTTCTTACAAGGATGATGATGCAGTTGGATACCAGGTAACCATTTCTGCCGCTCCTGACAATGACGGAAATACCCATTATGAATATTTAAAAAGAAAGGGAGCTGAGCCGAAATGACAAAAGAAAAACTGGTTAAACCAATTCTGAAAATCGACGAAGATGCATTAGACGACTGGGAATTAGTCGAAGAAATGCAGGCTATGATCGAGAATAATGATCCACTAAAATCCATCGGAATTTTCAAACGCCTCGTAGGGTTGGAGCAGTACGAAGAACTTAAAAAGTACTTGAAAGCGCGTGATGGCAAAGTTAAAACGGGTGAAATGCTTAAAGAGTTGGAAGGAATCATGGCAGAATCCGAATTAAAAAAATAGCAGCCCTGGCTTATATGATCAAAGAAGACAGCGATAGCTTGAAGTGTGACTTAGCCGAAACATATCGAATTTATGATATGAAAGCTTTCCCTCTTCGGACTATCGCTGTTTTTGCGTATGGGCTGGGGAAAGATTCCAGAATTCACATGAAGTTATCAGGAGCTGAATGCTCATTTAGCTCGTTGCTGCTAGCTCAGGCGGTAGATGGAATCAATCTGCTCCTGTGGATGTTAGGAGGAGCGGATAACCAGAGACCGGAAAGCATAGTCGAAAAAATGATTCCTTCACATTTACAACATAAAGGCTCAGAAGATCTTACCGTCTCTTTTGATAACGGAGAAGATTTCGAAGCATTCCGAAATTCTTTGATTGGAGGTGATGAGAATGGCTGAAAATACAATTGGTCAGGCTTATGTCCAAATCGTGCCGTCAGCCAAAGGAATCAAGGGAGCGTTGGCCCAACAGTTTGATGGCGAAGGAACCGCAATTGCGGACTCGCTGATGAGCAAGATCAAAGGCGCTTTAGCCGCAGCTGGAATAGGGGCGGCTATCGGTGCGGCTTTTAAAACGGCGCTGTCAGAAAGCGCCAAACTGGAACAGTCACTCGGCGGGATTGATACCCTCTTTAAAGGCTCGGCGGATACTGTTAAAGCTTATGCGAGAAATGCATTTAAAGATGCTGGGGTATCGGCTAATGAGTATATGGAAAACGTTACTTCGTTTTCCGCTTCTTTGATTTCATCGTGCGGCAACGACACCGCTAAAGCAGCAGAAACCGCAAACAGAGCAATGATCGATATGTCGGATAACGCCAATAAGATGGGCTCGAATATGGCAGATATCCAAAATGCCTACCAAGGTTTCGCCAAACAAAACTATACGATAAACTTAATGTCCGCTATGCCAGTGATGGCATAGTGATTTCTTGTGAACCTTATCAAGGGTGTGGGCTTTGTGCCTGCTAACGGGGGAAATCTAAACCGAAAGGCATGACAATCCCGTGCTAAGCTATATACCAATTATTCCTGTTAGATAGCTGAAATTGTGCTATGATAGGTATATAGAAAGTGTAACGACTATGAGTTAGTTACTCAGTACGGCTTCTATTGATACGAAGCTGGAAGCGCAAGACACTTTTACTAACAGGAGGATTTCTAGTGGAAGAATTCAGACCAATTAAAGATTTGCCCGGATATTCCGTCAGCAACAAAGGCAGGGTTAGAAAGGACTCGACAGGACAAATCATGGTTCTAAGCAAAAACGGTGGGTACTGTCGTATCACTATAAGCAAACACGTTCATCGGCTTGTTGCAGAGGCATTTATTGAAAAGCCGCATGAATCAAAGGCGTGGGTGGACCACATAGACGGAAACAGATCGAATAATGATGTTTCAAATCTGCGCTGGGTCACACCTTCTGAAAATTGCCTTGCTTATGGCTATCATTCGAGAATCAAAAATAAAAGACGACCGGTTAAAGCCGTCCATACAGATGGGCAAGAAATTCTCTTCGAATCAAGACAGCAGGCAGCCGAATATTTTGGATGCTCTGACTCGGAAATTGTTTACGGTAAAACATATCAAAAACATTCTCCAAAGGTCAGAAGTAATCCAAATGCTCATGACAAAAAAGGCTGGAGATTCGAGAAAGTAAAAGATGAAGATATAGTCTAATCCCTGATAGCCGAGAGGCTGTTTTTAAATACCATGAAAATGGGGGTATAAATGGTTAGACAACTTGAAGCTCGGCTATGGCGGTACTCAGGAAGAAATGAAGCGTCTGGTCCATGATGCTTCACAAATGACAGATGTCCAAAGTAAATTGAATGTTTCTGTTAAAGATGGAGACCTGAGTTTTGCTAACATTGCGAATGCCATCAGTGTAGTTCAAGACAACCTTGGAATTGCCGGAACAACTGCAGAGGAAGCCAAAACAACTTTTTCAGGATCATTTGGAATGATGAAGGCAGCCGCCATGGATTTAATGGGATATCTGGGGGCTGAAGAAATGTACAGCTTTGTGCCTCAGGCCCTTGAGAACCTTGCTACTTCTGTGGATATATTTTTCTTTGGGAATTTTTTACCTATGGTTGGCCGAATTGTTGAGCAGATCCCATCAGTACTTTCTCAAGGGCTAGGGATGCTTACCGATCGATTAAATAATGCCGGATCTCTGGCAACTTCAGGATTTATTACCGGATTTATCCAGGGGATTCCGGGACTGATCAAAGCCGCTGCTGAGTTCGTTGCGGCAATTGTAAATTACATCATCACTCATAAAGATGAGTTTTTCCAAATCGCTCGTGACTGTGTCGAAGCATTTGTAAAAGGTTTGGGAGAAGTGATCCCAATGAGCGAGGAAACCATGGCAAAGCTTCCCGGAGTGATTGAGAAAGCACTTCAGGGGATTGCTTTACTTAAAGTGGGTTCGATTCTCCAACCGTTTGTATCTCAATTCGGAGGAGTGATAGGCGGAGCTTTTAAAGGAGCCTGGTCACAGGCTTCAACTTTCTTCGGGCTGATGAAATCCGGTGGTGGAGTGTTCAGCAATCTTGCTTTGATGGTTTCGCAAGGAACCGGACCAATGGCAAGCCTTGCCGCCAGTTTCGTTAATGCTGGTGGCGGTCTTTCGGGATTTATGGCTTTGTTAAAAGGGTTTGGATCCGCTTTGATATCAGCGATTGCTTCTCCAGTAGCTTTAATCACTGCAGCTATTGCGGCTTTGATTGGTGCCTTCATGCATCTGTGGAACACCAACGACGAATTCAAAAACAATATGATTGCGATCTGGAATGATTTAGTTTCGGCAGTCAATGATTTTTGTCAGGGAATCGTTGATCGAGTAAATGCGTTGGGATTCGATTTCGAAAGCGTCGGAGAGATGATCAGCGCTATTTGGAATGGATTCTGCGAGATGCTAGCGCCTGTGTTTGAGGGGGCGTGGGCAGTGATTTCCGCGGTATTGCAGGGAGCGTTGGATATAATTACCGGCTTGCTTGATATATTCATTGGATTATTTACAGGCAATTGGTCACAACTCTGGACGGGAGTTCAGGAAATTGCAGCAGGTGTTTGGAATGCTATTTGTGGAATTTTCTCAGCGGCATGGAATATGATCATTGGTTTACTTGATTGGTTTTGTGGATTATTTGGTACCACGTGGTCTGCAACCTGGGCTAGTGTTCAGGCTACTGTATCGAGCATCTGGAATGGGATTGTTTCTTTCCTATCCGGAATATGGAATGGACTTGTAGCTACAGCAACTTCGATTTTCAACAATATAAAAACAGCTGTAACACAGGCTATGCAAAGTGCTATCGACATGATTACGAACATTTGGAATGGAGTAACAAGCACTTTATCAAGCATCTGGAATGGTATAGTGTCGACTGCTCGAAGTATTTTTGACGGTGTGTATAACGCAATAGTTGGTCCGTTTCAGCGAGCTAAAGAAACCGTCCAGGGGATTTGGGACTGGATAACCGGGCATTCGGAAGTAAACGTCAAAGTAAACCAGTCATCTGGTGGGTATGGATCGAGCTCAGCGGCTCATGCTGCAGGCGGCGTTTTCACCAGAGCTACTCTTTTACCTTCTGTTTATGGAGCAACACATTTAGTTGGAGAAGCAGGACCTGAAGCTATTCTGCCACTGACGGAGTTTTACCGATCTATGGATCGATCCATTAAAGAAGGATATTCCGCAGCGGCGGCAAATCCACAACTTGATGTTGTGATTGATCTGCTGGCGGCTATTGCCGGTAAATCCACAACAATTGTCATGGATAAAAAAACAGTTGGTCAAATTGTGGCAGATGAAGTCGAAAAGGCAATCAACAAAAAGGCTGTATTGCGGACTAGATTGGCAGGTGGTTAGAGATGAATAAAATTGATGTCTCGGTCAATGGACAATGGATTTCAGAAGTTATTCCAGGATTTACTGTTACTTCGATATCAGGACGGGAGCTTCATCCTCGTAAGATCCGGGATGAAGCGATTAAGGGAATTGATGGGTCACGTTACTTAGGGTCAGAATTTCCTGTTAGAAATCTCGAGATTGAATTTTTTATACTTGCCAAAAATAATGTTGAACGAGGACGTAAGTACAATGAACTTGCGTCCCTTTTAAATTTCGAAGAAGGAAAAGTTGTGTTTTCGGACGAAATAGATAAGTACTTCATCGGAACACCAACCGGAAGCAACCATAAAACTATAACCTTTAAGTGTACAGATCCATTCAAATATTCCTCGACTTTAAAACTTTTCGAATCATCAAATGAAGTCCTTAAAATTCAGAACTCTGGATTTCCTTGTGGGATCGAATTCGAAGCCACCAATACTCAAGAAAACGGATTTATAAGTCTGGTATCAGAAGATGGAGCAATTGAGCTGGGTTGCCGTGAAGAGAAAAATGGAGAGACATATAAGCAGGCTGAGGTTGTTTTGTCACAGGAAGATTTCTATACCGCTGAAAACCAGGTCGGCATTGACTATCTGCATCCAACCTATGTGATTAATGGCCACTTAGGAAAAATCGAAGTCGGTACAGATCTGCCTCGAGAAGACGGTAAAACCTCTCCTGTGGATTGGTTGTTTTTAGGAGGATATGGCACAGGATCCGGTTGGCACGGCGGTGGTAAAGTTGTCTCACTCAAAGCCGATAGCAGCGGCCATATTGGAGCTAAGAATTTTGATGTATATCTATATCACTGGTTCCATAAAGCGAATCCAAATAACATTGGAGAGCAGACAGTGAATTTCTTAACCGCTGATAACAAAGTGATCTTGTCAATTAATATCTACTCTGATGTCAGCGGTTCGTTTTCCTCTACAATTGAGTGGTGGGCTAATGGAATTCAGCGCCAGCAGTTCAAATTCGACGCCAGAGGTTACGATCACGGACACATGGCGAATGCCTTTGGATCTGGCTCAAACGGGCACAACATGATTCGAAAAGAAGGCTCAAAAGTTACTTATTATTACTGGGGCCAGTATTACACTTTGATCATCCCCGAAATCGAAAACATGGAATGTACGAAAGTCCAGGTCTGTATGAAACAGTTTGCCTCATCCGACTATATGGTAAGAAATTACATCCGGGATTTTCGAATGACTAAACTGGATGTTGAGGGTTATCAAGACATCAAAAACCGCTTTCCAGCTGGTTCGGTAATAAGAATCAAAGAGGGCAAGCCTTATGTAAACGGCATGTATAAACCTGAAGAAGAAGTGCTTGGGTCCACATATTTTAAAGCCAGATCAGGAGAGACAAAGGTTTTGATCAGTGGTTCAGATTGGTCGACTGCACCGAAAGTAAAAGCCTGGATCAGAGAGAGGTGGTTATAATGCGGATAGCTATTCTTAACGCAAACTCAACACGAATCGGCTTTATTGATAACAGCATTCAAAGCGCTCTACATTATTGGGATGACACTCTCCACACATATTCCGAAGGTGCTGCATGCACTTTCGACTTCACTTGTTCAACGAACCATGAAGATACCGAACTGCTTCAAGTCGGAAATAAGATCGCTTTTCGATATGGAGATAAAGATTACTTTCTGACCATTATGTCCGTAGAAGAAAGCGAATGGGAAAAGAACATCAGTGCTCAAAGCCTGAACCTGGAATTACTTAACGAAATAGCCTTGCCGATTTCAGGCACTTATAAAATCGCTCAGTTGATTGAATCCTTAGGGGTTGGAGCCAATCTAAAAATCGGCAAAAACGAGATCTCTGATCGATCAAGATCAATCAAACATGAAGGGAATAACGAGACGCTGCTAAAGCGTCTTTTTTCTTATGCTGCTGATTTTGATGCAGAAATCGAGTTCGAAACAAAATTAAACTCTGATTACACCCTGAAGCATTTCGTAATCAACATTTATAGAAAACATTCAGAGACCGATCAGGGCATGGGGCGCAAACTGCCACAGGTCATCCGATATGGAGAGGGTATCACAAGCATTAAGCGTAAGAGTGATATCACAGAGCTTTACACCATGCTGGTAGGAAGCGGGAAAGAAAAGGACGGTCAGAAATTAAATCTGGCCAGTTATCCAGAACAAAAAGTTATGGATAAAAACGGTAAACTTCTCTATCACAAACCGGCTGGCAGCGAAGCGTTATATGCTGTTCAGGCCAAAGACCAATTTCCATCTACCTTAGCATCTGAGGATCGCTGGATTGGGTATTATGCGGATTATGAGTATGAGAGTCAGGAAGATCTATACGGACATATGCTATCCGAGTTGAAAAAGCACTCCAAACCGAAAGTCGAATATGACGTATCCGGTTATATCGCTGGACAGATTGGGGACACCATCACCATCCAGGACGAACGATTTCATCAAACATTGTTCTTGGAGTGCCGAATTGTAGAACAGGAGATCTCAACAACAGACTCAAGCCGCAACAAAACAAAGTTGGATAACTTTACGGAATTGAGTTCGAAAATTTCAGAGCAAAGCCTGTCACAGATTGCTCAACTGATCCAGCAAGCCAAACGCTATACCGGCGAAATCATCTCCACCAACGGTGTCATCCTCAAAGAAGGACAGTCCACAACCTTAACAGCAAGGGTTATGGATGGAGCAAAAGAAATCGATACTCCAATCCAATGGACTCGAAACGGGTATGACTTGTCAAAAGATAAAACCATCACTGTCAAATGGGATGATGTTGTAAATGGAGCCGTTTTTGCTTTTCGAGGACACAAAGTTTACTCAGAAGTCACGGTCACAACCGTTTTTGACGGCAACAAGGGGGAAAAAGGAGACAAAGGCGATAAGGGAGATCCGGGAGAAACAGGACCACGAGGTCTGCAAGGCCTTCAGGGTGAAAAGGGAGAACAGGGCATTCAAGGTCCTCAAGGTGATCCCGGACCTCGGGGACTGCAAGGATTACAGGGTGAAAAAGGTGAGCAAGGAATACCTGGTAAGGATGGACCATCCGGAAAGACATCATACTTTCACATCATGTATTCAGCCGTTGCTAACCCGACAAACTCCAATCAAATTTCTCAGACTCCTAATACATACATAGGAACATATGTTGATTTCAATCAGGCCGATTCAACCGATCCATCTAAATATACTTGGATGAGACTTGCAGGTGCTCAAGGTATTCAGGGTGCCCAGGGCATTCCGGGTACAAATGGGATAAACGGGAAGACGAGTTATCTTCATATTGCTTACGCAATCTCGGCAGACGGTACGCAAGGTTTTTCTGTCTCTCAATCAGCCGGCAAAACATACATTGGACAATATACAGATTTCACACAAAATGACTCGACCGATCCTACTAAGTACTCTTGGAGTCTAATCAAAGGTGATAAAGGCGATAAAGGCGATCAGGGTATTCAAGGTGTAGCGGGTAAAGATGGAAAGACAACGTATTTCCATATTAAATATTCATCTGTAGCCAATCCAACCAGCGCATCTCAGATGAGTGAAACGCCTAATACGTATATGGGAACGTGTGTTGATTTTAACTCCACTGATCCAACTGATCCATTAGCTTATCAGTGGTTTAGAGCACAGGGAGCGCAAGGCGTTCAAGGTAATCAAGGCATTCCCGGTAAGAATGGATCAAATGGTCAGACGAGTTATCTTCATATCGCTTATGCAAACTCAGCGGATGGAACTTCTGGCTTTGATGTAAGCAACTCAGCTGGAAAGTTATACATCGGTCAATATACAGACTTTTTACCGACGGATTCAAATAACCCTTCAGCATATAAATGGACAAAAATCAAAGGCGAAACAGGTCCTCAAGGCGCTCAGGGTCCACAGGGTGCAACCGGTCCAAAAGGTCCTCAGGGTATTCAGGGTCCTCAAGGTAATAAAGGAGACAAGGGCGATAAAGGGGACAAAGGACCTCAAGGCGCTCAAGGACCTCAGGGACCTCAGGGGCCTCAGGGAGAACCCGGAAAAGATGGAATTGACGCATGGAACATTGAGGTTACTCAGTCTTATACAAGAACCGCTCCTGATTCAACCGGAAACTATATCGAAACTTTGACAGCAAACGCCAAGGTTTATCAGTCTGGAAGAGAGCTGACCGACCCCCAAGTCACCGCCCTTGGCACTCTAACTTGGTATGCCGACAACACAAAACTCGGTAACGGGAAAACTTTAACCCGTACCGTATCGGGACGAGAAACAATCAAATGTGTGTTGGAATCTGGGGGGGTGGTCTAATGGAATTAATTAAACTAGTAGACGGCTCCTATGGTATAAAAGGAAGGAATTTACTAAAAACATCGATTGAAAAAGTAATGGTCACATTTGGACACGATGAGTATGCTTATTTTCCAGTGCCAGAAGACATGGAAGGGGTGAATTGATGGATTGGGCGAAATTAAAAGGCGTAGAAAAACGTCCTTGGATTCTACCGTGCTTTGATTTTCCAAATGTTCAAGCATCTGAAGTTGGAGCAACACTAGAATACAAAAATTGGTCGCTCATGTATGGTGACGAAGAAATCCCATGGTCATCCGCTCCCGAAGATGTAGATAACCCAACGGAGGCAGTGTGATGAATAGAGACATGTTTGGGACTCTTCCTGACGGGAGCTTATATACAAAGAGGCGAAATCTGTGGACTCAAAAGCCTCAGAATGTTGTGACTTATCAAGGGTATGAGTGCGAGAAGGTAACATGCGGGCTTAAACAGACAAAATACTATCTAAGGCAAGAGTTATTTCCACTTGTCGGAAGTGTGGGAAGAGAAACACATTTTACCGTGTCTTTTGACTACATTTACATAGAGCGTCAAAGAGGCACAACCAATCCAATGTCAGAGACGTATCCGAGTGGTTATACAACAAACCCTCTCGAATCCAAATATTGGTTTGGTCATATTCCTAAATCAGGAAATATAATGCTCATCAATGGCGAAATTTGGCGGCACCATAAATACACCTTTGCTTTTGACGTTGACAAAGGCAAGGCGGTTACCCTTCCGATTGTTCCCGCCTATTTAAGAGATGTAGACGCAGATCTCTACATCCGAAACATTATGGTAACCTACGGTGATGAAGACTACCCCTACACACCAGCTCCTGAGATCGACCCAACGGTGGTGATTACATGACAGACATGATAACGGTGGTGATTTGATATGGCGGTTTTAGCTTTACGAGAAGTCCAGATTGGTCCTGACTACACTGTAAAAATCGAGCAACTCGAAAAGTCTATTTTGAATACTGTTAAGGCTGAATATGTATCCGGCGAAACGTTGACATCGTACAATTTTCAGACGGTCGATTCTTTCAATCAGGTTATCAAAGAGACAGTAACAAATCTCAACGGAGCGATTGAAGAAAAAACGAAGTATATGCGTTTTACCAATAGGGGTCTTGAAATCGGTGAAGTGAATGCTCCAATCAAGCTGGTAATGAAAAATGACAGAATCGCTTTCGTTACTTCTGATAACTCTGAGCCGATGTGGATCACCGCAAACATGATTCATATAAACGAACTCGAAGTCAAAGAGAAGTTCAAATTCGGCGGTATGACGGTAACGATTAACTCTCAGGGAATCGGAGTGATTCGATAAGAAAGGAGGTGTAAAATGGCTTATTGGTTAGGTACCACTAAAACTAGTTATACATTGACCGAAGGGATTACCTTTGGAGCTGGCAATAATCCAACAAACAACAAATGGATTGTCCGCGCGTGGTTTGGCAGTAAGTACCTTGAATTAGCTAGAGATTTGCCGGGCAACGCAAATACGACTGTACCTTTAAACTGGGGGAGCCAAAAAGGAAACGCATTGATGCGTGTTATGGGTGGATCGAGAAGTATTACCACATCCAAAATTAACGCCATTATGTACGACAGCGGTAACTGGTCAGACAGCGGTGGTAATCATCAAGTTTTCACAATGGATCTTCCGAACGTTACGTTCACAATCCCTGATGATGGTCTGTTTAACCCTAAACTCAGTGCGTCATTCAGTCTGATCAACGCTCTAAATGGGCAATGGGTACAAAACAAAACTACTGCTCTCATCACTTCAACAGCGGAAGCCGCTCCGGGCGCTTCGATTGAAGGAGTTGCTAATACTTTTACGGCTGATGGAGATGTCTGGTGGGGTGAATCTGTAACGAAAACCACTCCAATCACTAAAGCTGGAACATTTCAGATTAAAACAGAAACTCAGGATACTCGTAAACTAAGAAAAGAAATTTTTACAACCATTAATGTATTACCCTACCATTCGCCAAGAATAAACACATTCACACTTCAAAGATGTAATTCTTCTGGAGCTTTGGATGCTAACGGCACTTATGCGAAAGTTACGTATAACTATGAAGTTAAAAACATCTCAGGAAACACAGCTACAGCTGTCTTTCAGTATTTAAATGGGTCAACATGGACCTCTATCAAAACCCTAACCGGATCTACAGGAAACTCATCTTTTGTAACAGGGAATATCTGTCCAACAAACACGGAAACTCAATTCAGAGTTATACTTACTGATAAATTCGAGTCTGTAACTCATACCGGAAGCATTACCCCTGCAAGAGCTTGGATGGGATTTTCTCAGCAAGGTGATGCTATGGTTTGTGGTCGTGAATACAACCCAGCTACCGATGCGGGAAAAACGATTACCGCAAGACCGTTTGTGGCTGAAAGTCACGCTTATTTTGATAAAAAACTCATTTTTAATACCGCTGAAGCTATTAAATCTCTTGTTGATCGATTATATCCCATTGGAATCAGTCTTCCTTTTAAAGAAGGTGTAAATCCAAACACGTTATTCCCCGGAACGACGTGGCAGGAAATGGCAAATGTTATTGAATCAACCATCACTTCTGGGCAATGTATAAATAACTCGGATTGTAATGCAAGTAATGGGGGAAAAGTCGCAATGTATCAAATGGATGGAACTTTTGCATCAAAATGGAGATTTTATTTAGCTCCACTGAATGACACGGGAACGAGCATCAAAACGCCGTGGTGGTTAAGAACCGCATAGAAAGGGAACATATGAAAATTTATGTTGGGTTAGACGAAGCAAGAAATGTTTCCGCTCTGTCGACATTTGCGACAGAGTTCACAAAAATCGAATTGGAAAATGAAGCCGTTGAGACGCTGACAGATCTTGACGGTTTTTATATTTCTGGCGACAAACTCATGTATTCAAAAGAACTTTCTGACTCTAAAAAGCTAGCTAGAAAAGAGCTGGAAGACAAAAAGAAAGCAGAAGAAATGCTGGACAATCTGAAGACCAAGGAACTTCTGGATAACCTGAGTGATGAGAACGCAGTTCTGGTTATGGCTTTATTTCCTGCGTGGAAAACGAAAACGAAATACAAAGTCGGGGACCGAGTTAGATATGAAGATAACCTCTATAAAACAATCCAGGAGCACGATTCACAAGATAACTGGACTCCTGATCAGGTTCCGGCACTTTTTGAAAAGTTAGCAAAAGGAGACGAATGATGAAAAAGAAAATCGAACTGAATAACGATGTCTATGACGTACTGAAGTGGATCGCTTTACTGGTTTTGCCGGCTCTTGCGACCTTTTATACTGCTCTTGCTCAAATCTGGAATCTGCCTTATGTCAGCGAGATTCCAGCAACGATTACGGCAGTAGATGCTCTCCTTGGGGCGCTTTTAGGAGTTTCGTCTGCAAACTACAAACCAAAAGGAACAGATTAATGGATGTATTTGTAACTCTATTTACCGCAATCGGCGGCGCTTTAGTCGCTGGGATCTTTTCGGTGATTGTCAAAAAGATGGATGCTGCTACACAAGAACAGCGAGATGCGCAGAAAAAAGCAGATGAACGTATGGCCAGGATCGAGGCGAATACAGAAAAACTGGCAGAGCATGACAGTATTATTCTTTCTCTGGCTGAAGTTGCTAAACAGCTAAAAGAAAGCACCGACGCAAACGGCGAGGGAGTAAAGATCATCATGCGCTATATGCTCCAGCGATATCATGCGGAGTATATGCTGCAAGGATTCGTTACCAGTCACCAGCGGACCGACTTCCTGGAAGCTTATGGCGTTTACCATTCGAAAGGCGGCAATGGGACAGCAGAAGGATGGAAAGATGAAGTCTGCAGCCTTCCGGTTCGTGATGATCAAGTGGTAGTTAATCCGTTTCTAGCAGTACTAAAGAAAGAAAAAGGAGCCTGATTTGGGCTCCTTCTATATTTTATGGAGGTATTTATGAAAGGTGTTGATATCTCATCCTATCAGGTAGGAGTTAATTACGCTGCAGCAGCCAAAGAAATCGATTTTGTAATCCTCAGGGCTTGTTGGGGAGAAAACGAAGATAAGATGCTTCGGACTCATGCTCAAGGATTCAAAGAGGCCGGCATCCCGATCTTAGGGCTGTATTGCTTTGATTACGCTTTATGCAAATCCCAGGCAGCTGCAGAGGCAGATTACATTGTAGATCTGGCCAGATCTTTGGAGTTGCCTGAATCGGCAATCCTGTTTTTTGATTGCGAGTACGATTCAGTCCGCTGGGCCAAAGATAACGGGCTAGATCTGACTGCCGAAAAGGTCCAGAAGCACACCAGGGCGTTTATGGATCGAGTAAAAGAATCAGGCTACCGAACTGGATATTATACGAACTTAGATTGGTCTAATCGGTACTACAAAAACTTTGAGAAGCAGCCAGACGAACTCTTCTGGTTTGCAAGATACGGAGCAACCCCTGAAATTGATTACGATATTTTGCAATATTCGGCCGATGGAACAATTCCTGGTATCAAAGGAAAAGTTGATTTAAATGAAATGAAGGAGAAGACTATGGCATTAAAAGCAATTAACCCGAACGAATGGATTGATTCCCACGAGGGGAAGATCTATGACATCGATGGCGCTTACGGGGTGCAGTGTGTCGATTTATTTAAGATATTCCTTAAAGATATTGGCTATCCGGCACCAACTGAACCACTCGGGGGAGATGGATACGCGCATCAGATCTGGTACGGACGCCAGAAATATTCTAAGTATTTTGATTTCGTAACCGGGAAACTCAAGAAAGGGGACATCCTGATTTGGCCAAAAGGACATCACGAATGTCCAGACAGTCATGTGGCCATGTTCGTAGGAGATAGCCCACGAGGAGGGAATCGAGGAATTTTTTTAGGAGCTAATCAGGGTTATGCTCACAGTCCAGGAGTCCTTACAGATATTTCTTGCAGCGGGTCTTTGGGAGCACTCCGGTATAAAGGTTTTACAGATAAATCATCTACTCAACCGGCAAATAAACCTATTGCTGAAAACGGAACAGTTAGAGTTCTGAAAGGGCATGAGATTAATTTACGTGCTGGTGGCCCAAAAGGTCGAGTTGTTGGCCAGCTGAAAGAAGGAGACGAGCTGACATATGATCATAAAGTGGTTACTAACGGTCATCGTTATGTGATCAGCGGATCACTCTACCTGGCAATCACACCGACTGAGAAGCGAGAAAATTGGTGGGTAGATGTAAAAACGAGATAAATCTATGAAGTAATAAAAAAGGGGCTCCGATTTGGAGTCCCGTTTTTTAGTTGGATAAGCCGATTTCATGCTTTAACGCTTCCTGAAGCACTTTAGAAAACTTAATTCTTTTTGCTTTGCAAGTGTCATCTAACCACTTTGGAATGCTTAAAGTTTTCTTTACCGGTTTTTCAAAATTCTTTTTGATGTAGTCATCTACGTCAAATGAAACAAGTACCGGAAAGCTTCCGTCATCAGGTTTAATATCTTCGATTTTAGAGGGTTCCGGAACCGCTTCAGAATGAAGTTTTGCCCAGTGGAATTCACCGGCAAGAAGATCAACGGCCATCGCCATGGCATCGTCGTAGGAATTGCCAAAAGTGGCCAGATCATTTAAGTCCGGAAAAACGACCGAATAAGATCCATTTTCTTTAAAGAATAGCGCAGGATAATTAATATACATATGGTTTACTGATAAACTTAAACAAGAGCAGGGGGCTCATTTGAGCCCGGCCTGTTTTAAGATTGAATTGGCGGTTTTTAGCGGAAGGTCACCTTTATGATATGGGATGGTGACTTTCCATTTTTTAATTTGATGCATGTAATGATAATGCGATCCGTTCACCGATACCAAAAACCAACCATCTTTCTTGATTGTCTTTTCAATTTCTCTAAAGTTCATCAGTTAACCTCCTTTCTTATTTATACAAGAATTATAACAGAATACGTATAAAACAGATACGTGTTTTGGGTGGTTGAAGATTAATAGAAGGTATCGTTATTCCTTAAGAAGAAAAAATTGGTGGGCAAAGGTGCTTTAACCGAAATAAAAAGCCTGGGGGATTATCCCTCAGGTAATTTTTTTGGTTAAAACTGTCAAATGCAGAAAATAACGAGATATTTTCGAATGAGGATATCGTTCGGCTTCTGTTTGAAGTGGTTCACCATTTTGTAAATTCAAGGGGCTGTTAAATTTCTGACAGTCCAAAAATAAAAAGAGGCACCTGATCCGTAATGGATGAGGTGCCTTTTTTGGTAAAATATGTTCATGATCAATAAACAAAATTACCAAACACACTATAACTCGATTCAGGGCCGTTTGCCACTGCTCCATTCTCTCTTCCCTCATATTGAGATGGATTCTGTCTTCACTACTGTCAGTTCCTTTGTCGATGATTATCTCGACCTTGCCCTTTATCCTTCTTTTGCC